GTTGGCAGTGTAGTAGGCGCGATAGCTGGCATCGTTAGCGCCATCGAGACGGCCCACACGAACACGCTTCTTTCGCGCATTGAAGAGAGCACCCGGTACGTCAAAATTTGGACTGGCGAGCAAAGTCAGAGCATTTTGTGGTCGGTTCAGACGACGGCCGCCCAACTGCTTTATGTCAACGCCTCGCTCGACGACATAAAGTCAACGGTCTGGGCAATGCTCGGGATCATGCAAAATCCGCAATCGGTGGCCACCAGCGATATCGAAAGCGGGATGCTGACGGAGTTGCGGTACACGGTAGACGACCTCGACGACATCAAAACCCACACCTGGGCGGTGCTCGGCGCGCTGAAAGACGGAATCCATATTGGAGGGGTCAGCGGTGGAAGCAGCGATGTCGAGAACGCGATACTCACTGAACTGCAGTACACGGTTGGGGACCTTGACGACATCAAAACTCACATCTGGTCGATAGATGGCACGTTGCAAAAAGGGATTCAGCTAACGGGCGGGGCACCGAGCAACGGAGCAGCTTCTGGCGATCTCACTCCCCTGGCAACCTACATCGGCGCGCAATTCACCACTCTCTACACTTGGCTCGCGAGGGCATTCTTTCCGCTTGAAACGCCAACGGGGAGTCAGGGTAATCTCGTTCTCCCGACTGCGCCAATCTTTGCTCCCAGCACAACCGTCAAATCCGCCGCGGCCGCACCGGTCGCCGCGGGCGGCGGTGGTCTCAATATCAGCATCAACATGAGCGGCCCAGTGGTCGGGCAAAACGGAATGACGCAGTTCGCAAAGACGATTGCGGACATCACGACACAACGGCTCCAGCAGGCCGGGATCAAGTACTAAATGGCCGGGGTGATCCAACTCGTTTTTGAAAACGTCGGCAGCCCGCCAGTCTCCCAGGACATGAGTGCGTATCTTGCTCGGGATGGCTCCCTGCAATGGATCAAGAGCGTCAACCAAAGCTGGACGGCGGCATTCACTCTCAACGACAAAGCGGGCTACTTGGCGGCGCACCGGCCCGTCGTCGGTCAGCCATTTCATATTTCCCAAGATGGGGTGGTTCAATTCTCCGGGCTTATCTCTCAGGTTACAGAGATCGCGTATCCGTCCACCAACACTCTGATGTTTCAGTGTCAGTGCTCAAGCTGGGCAACCATCCTCGATCACCGGGTAGCGACCGCAAGCTACCCGCAAGGATCAATTGGCACGACAGTGATAGACGACATCATCACGCGCTTTTGTGCGGGCGACGGGATCACGTTGGGCCACGTCGCTGGTTTTTACACGCTGCCACAGGACACCGTTTTCAGTCCAACTACGGTGACGGATGCGCTAAATCAGTTGCGCACGTTCAGCGCGGAGCAATGGTGGATCGACGAGAGCAAGGACCTGCACACGCAACTGATCGGGCTGGGCGCGGACTCGGGGATCACGATCTCGGACAACGACGGCAAATGGATCAGCGGTTCGATGAAGGTCACGACGACCACGCAGAACTTCCGCAACGTGCAGTACGAGATGACGGCGGGACCGGTCGGAACACAAAACACTACCGAGATCTCCACGGCGGACGGAATTAAATTTTTCTTCGTGACTCGTTTTCCTGTGACGGCTGTGCCAGTCGTCAAGGTCAACGGCGTCACGCAGACGATGTACCAACTTGGAATCGACCCCTACGGTCAAGCGGGCTGGTACTGGGCGCCGCAGTCCTACGGCGTGCAGCAGGGACAGCAAATCCCGCCTGGCGCCGGGTCGATCATCACGATCATCTACGATTCTTTTTCGCTGAATTACGTGGTCGAGACCAACCCAACCTCGATTGCGGCGCGGGCACTGATCGAGGGAACCAGTGGCCGCTGGGAGCAAATCGACAACACAGCGAATCTTGGCAGCGATGCTATCGCGCGCTATTATGCGGACGGCCAACTCTCCAACTACGCCGCAATACCTCAACAGGTGACGTTCGACTCGTACCTGAACGGATTTGTGATCGGCGACTTTATCACTTTTGCGGTGACACTGCATGGGCTCAGTGGACGCTACACGATCACGGACGTGCAGGCGGTCGAGGTGCCGGGCCTCACGCCACCAGCAGTTGGCAAACTACACAGCCAGGTACAAGGGACAGTTCTGTACACGGTGACTGTGACAAACCAGCCGGGCATTCCAACGGTGGTGACGTTTTACCAGAATATGCAGGCCGCGATCCTCAACGCCACGAACCTTGCCGGCCAGGCGCTCGTGACCGCACAAAGCACCAGCACTGGCGCGCCTATCACAGGCGCTCCGCTCACGATCCTCGATCTCGCCATCAGTGCGCCGACGACTGTATCCACCGCCGTTGCCAACGGCGCGACTCTCATTGTGAGATTGACGCAAGACGGGACGGGCAGCCATGCAATCACCTGGGCAAGCATGTTCCTGTATCCTCCGTCCGCGTCATTGGCGCCCAACACCACGACGATTGCCTACTTCGTCGGAGTCGCTGGACAATGGCTATTGTCGGGGATGCCGATTATCGGGAGGCACGCATGAGGAAACTGTTTCCGTTTGTTCTTTTATTTTGTCCGCTCTTCGGGCAAACCAATCAGATGCAGTTCTGCGATCAGCAGGTTTCGCCGCATTGCATCACGTGGGCGTGGCCCGCGACGATGTCCAGCAATCCGACGCAAAACATGCCGCCAACCGTTTGGATCGACCAGAACGGTTTTACCGCCTGGGGCAACGCCACAATCAACGACAGCACGGGCGCGGGCTACGTCGTCTCGAACATCGACCAGACCTTCACAAACCAGGACAATGAGACGCGAGGGATCTCTTCAACGGTGCGCGCAGTGCGGACAACCGTAGACGAACCCACGCAAGGTTGGGACCAGTTCGGGGTTGCCGGTGTCGTCGTGCTCGGGGCAATGAATCTGCCGAGCGATCCAGGCTTCGGGAGTCCGTACATCCGGGGCCAGCAGAAGCCGTTCCAGAGTGAGTTGTACTACCAATCTCCGGTCACGCCCTACACTGCGCGGATCGGGCTCAACTATCTCGCCGCGCTTGAGCAGGTCGCGGCAAACGTCACGATTCAAACATGGGCTGGGCTGGTGGTTGCTCAGCCTGGCGCGCTCGGTGGTGGTGGCCACGTGACGACAGGCTATGGCGTCTGGATTCAAAATTTGCAGGACTCGAACAATATTCTGACTTCCACCAATGCGGCGGCGATCAAGATCGATGGGCTGAATAATTTCGGCCGAATCTTGTGGCCAGGCGTATCGCTTTATGCGCCGTCGAGCGGCAACCTGACGCTCAATGGTAATTTGACCGTCACCGGAACCTGCACCGGATGCGGAGGCTCTTCTCCGATCGGATCAAATGGACAGTTCGCGTACAACAACGCTGGGACCGAAGCGGGCACATCGGGGATGACCTGGGACGGAACAACAGCGCACATTGTAACCCAGGTTAAGCCAGGGTTGTCTCTCGAAAGCGGTTCCGTTTCTCCTGTTCTCCAGTGGAAAGATAGCGCCGGGTCTCCTCACATATTCTGGATCACCGAAGGATTTTCATCGGCAAACGACGGTATTTTCGGCATCTACGATGCGCAGAACTTCGCAACTAGGCTGACAATCAACCAAAGCGGAAATGTGATGGTCAACACGTTCACCGACGACGGAAGCGGAGCAAAGTTGCAGATCTCCGGGCTGGTGAGTGCAACGACGGGGTTCTACTCTACGAACTCAGCGTTCAACACGATCAATCTTCCGAACGGCGGTGTAGCGGCAACCACGTTCAATGCGTCGGCATCCGGCTCGCTGGTGATTCAGGCGCTCAATGGGTCCATCGAGAGCAAGGATATGGTCGCGCACGATACGCAGTACAACAGCATCCAGGCAGCATCCGGTGGGGTGTACGCGAGCAACCTCAGCGCAAACAGTTTCATCTATACGCCAGGCTTTTTAGAGTTTGGAACTGCGGCGGCGAGCAATTCTCCAGCATTCCAGTTCTCGATATCCAATCGTACAGCCAACCTGCTTGACACACGAGATGGGAGCGGCAACCTGCTGTGGAGAACCGACACTAGCCTATATCCGGCCACTTACTTCGAGGGATCGGGCGGCATGATCATGACCGGGATGGCGAGTTCCCAGATTCTCTACGCGGGGTCAGCGTCTTCCGGCGCGACAGCCGATTTGATCAGCGTCTCTAACTTTTCCGGCAGCGCCATCTTTCGAGTCACAAACACAGGTGGAGTGATCGTTCCGGGAAGCACAACACTGAACAGCACCCTGGGCGTGTCCGGGGTCGCCACGTTCGGATCGGCGGGCGTTTTTAATGGTGGGCTGTCCACCAGTAGCAGCACAAATTCAACCGTCTATATCGGAAGCGGCGGCAATCTGTTTCTCCGCACTCTCTCCGGTGCTCCTTCCTGCACTGCCGGCGCTCCACCGACAGGCAACGACGGATTCATCAGTTCCGACCCGGCGACTCACCTGATCTGGACCTGTGACGGCGGGACCGCCCATTCGCACTAATAAGTGTTCCACGTGGAACTACACTTGCGCTAGTATTGGTACATGCACAAAGTGTTGCTGTTTTGCTCATTAGGATTGCCGTTATTTGCAGCCCCAAAGCCTGTACCGATCCAGAAGCGGGAAGAGGTATCCAAGGCGATGCTGAAGCTCCAGGCGGCCCAGAATGTCTTACTCAAAGCCCAGATGGACCTGGAGCGCGCTGGCCGTGAATACGAGGCCATGATGCAGCAGGTACGCAAGGACGCCGGCGCCGGGCCGGAGTGCAACCTCACCATCGACAAGGACTGGCAGTGCCAGGCCGCGCCAAATAAAAAGTAGGCTTGCACTACTTGCGCGATTGGGATAGTATACATACAGATGCGTGAGAAAAAAGTCTGTGGACAGATCACCTTCCAAGCCCACCAAAAACTGGAAGCGATCGCCAAAACGTACTCGACCAGCATCGCCGAGATCGTGACGCTTGCGGTCACCCGTTTTGTCACCGACGTTGGGCGACAGCCGGAACTCGGTTGGCAACTCCCGGCCGATCCCCGCACCAAGCGCGCCCAGACAGCGGATTCCCCGTCCGCAGCCTAAGTTTTTTCGTACTTCCGCAACTATTTTTGGCCCTTCGCCCTCTCTTTGCTTGCATACTTGCGCGAGTAGCGCTAAGCTGTAATTGTTAGAGGGATCAAGGAGGTCTCAAAATGAACATAAATGGAGAGCACGGAAAGCTGGAGCGCGGCTACGGGAGCAACTGGTCTCTCACGACACGGTGCAGCGCCGCATGGCCACTATGCTGCGAGTATCACCCGGCCCAAGAAATCCTACTCACCCCGGACAGCGGCAAAATTGGCGCGAACCAACCCTACTGCCCAGAGTGCGTTCTTGAGATGGCTATCGATTTCGCCAAGGTGCGGGCATCCCAAGGCTACCCTCACTGGATGCGCGAGATCCAAGAACTGCTAGACAAAGAATATTCGGCGCTGCAAGTTCTGGAAGCATTGGGGATATAGGAGAAACACGATGAGTTGGCCTATGAGTAAAGAGCAGATGTGGCAGCAGTCTGAGAATCGCGAAAACTTGCGTGTCAACCGACGCGACTACCAAGCGCAGCGCGCAATCAATATCCAAGCCCGCGTGCTGGCGCGGTTGCACCAGATTGCCGAGCGGCGTGGTGACAGCGCGATGTGGTATTACATCGGGAAGTTGCAGGCCGCTTATCTGGGATATTCCGAGCCCAATTTACTGGAAGAGTGAAGCCTTGAGGGATGCGCGCACGCATCTGGTCGGCCCGGTGAGAACTTCGCGGTCGGCGTTCACGCGCGCATCCCTGAGGGCTTCATGGTTCACTTTCTGTGAATCTCCTTCCGGTGTGGTCCCGAGCCGGGAAGGATTCGGGGCGATTTGATTACAAAGGAGAAATCAAAATGCAAGACGACCTGCTGTTGCTTCCCAAACGGGTGCAACTCCACGGATCGGTTGAAATCTGCCGATCTTTCTCGTACAAGCTGAACACCGGCCAGTACGAATCACGGGACTTTTTCTGTTCTCAGAAAGCGACATGCGGGGCTGAAGACGCGGAGGCGACCAGCAATCTGGTCTACGAATTTTGCAAACGCGAGGTGCTCCGATCAGTCCGCGAGTACCTTGCGGAGCTAAACGATCAACGCAGCAAGCCAGCCGCGGTAGCGGCATCGGGGAGGCGGTAACAATGCCAATCATCGCAAAAGCGGGTGGAGGAAGTTTTGCGCCGGCGCCGGCCGGGACGCATTCGGCGGTCTGCTGTGATGTTGTTGACCTCGGGGTACTGGAAGTCAATTACGCCGGCAAGACCAAGCGCCAGCACAAAATCACCGTGATCTGGCAGATTGGCGAGCGGAGGGACGACGACAAACTGTTCCTGCTCCGCAAGCGCTACACACTCAGTCTGCACGAAAAAGCGTCTTTGCGTAAAGACTTGGAATCCTGGCGCGGCCGATCCTTCACGCCAGCCGAACTCGAAGGATTTGACATCGAGACATTGCTCGGCGTTCCGTGCCTACTATCGGTGATCCACCAAGCGAAGGATGGGGACATCTTCGCCAACATCAGCGCGATCATGCGACTACCGAAGGGGATGGAAGCACTGAAAGTGGTGGACTACGTGAGGGTGTGCGATCGCGAGCCAACGCAGGCCGAGCCGACACAGCCCCAGTGGGGCGGAATGGAGATAACCGATGATGACGTCCCATTCTGACGTACACGATTGTCAGGAGTGGGTGCGCACAGCGCCACTCGATGAAGTGCGCGACTTTCTGTCGTGGGCGCGCGGTGTACTTGATATGCGCCTGGTCGCGATCGTGGGACGGAAGAAGCGTAAGGATGCCTGGTTCAAGCGCGGCACGCTGGCGCCGCAAGAAGCCCTGGCATTGCGGGAGGCGACAGTGGAAGACGAACTGGAAAGAGCCAGGAGGTTAAGATGACGGAAGCGCAATTCATTTGCTGGGGTGCCTTCACGCTCTACGCGCTCTTACTGCTGTTTGTACCGGCCGCTGGGCTTGCGGCTTCCGACGCACTGCGCCGTCACGCCGAGGCGGTCGCGGCCGCGTATCAGGCTTATCGACGGGTCTGGAACCAACGGAGAGAATCAACATGACGAAGCAAAGCCTGACGCTCTATAACATCGAGACGGAACTGTTGGACCTTGTGCGCCTGCGCGAGGACACCACGGAACCAGAAGAACTCGCCGCTATCGACACTCAGATAGCGGAGTACGTTGGCCGCGAGGTCCGAAAGGTGGACGGGATCGCAAGTCTCCTGCGGGAGTTCGAGCGGCGCGCGGAGATCGACCGGGCCGAGGCGAAGCGTATCAGCAAGCGGGCGCAACAGTGGGCCAGACGGGAGGCGAGGCTGCGTGAAATGGTTACGTCAGTGATGGAGGCAACCGGACAAAAACGGATCGAAGGGCAGCACAGCAGTTTCGTGCTGGTCAAAAAATCCGGCATCGGTCGAGGTGGCTCAGCCGCCAGTTACCGGCTAAAGGTTGACTGAATGCTCAAGCGCTCAGTGGTTCGAAAAAAGCGAACAACTGCCCGGCGCGGCCGCATCGTTGACCGCGCTTACCTCAGCGCAAGAGTTATTATAAAGTCGTGGTAGTCGAGACTTGGCCAATTGATCGCATTAAACCCTACAAGCAGTGTGTCAGCTTTGAAACATCGGTAGAAGCGGCTGGTTCCGCTTTGCAACGATTTTCTGATGCTGGACTGGAACCAAAGTTGGCGCGACCAAGTGTCCAGGGTATTGGTGCCACTCCCAGCAAGATCCGTCTTCCTCGACCAGCCAAGGCCGCGTCTCGGTCCGAAAGGCAGAGTCTTGCTTAAAGAAAAATGCCGTCCCGGTCGAAGCGCTCACATCGCGCAATTCGCGCGCCCAGCGCATATCCATGGAGCGGAAGCCACGTCCGCTCTCACCACCGACAATCAACCAATCAATACCGCGCAGGTCCAAACTTGGGAGCGATCCCAGAAGCGGCTCGGCGCTGATAAACTTAACCTTCGCTCCGCATGCGCGAATGGCGTCGGCACGCGACGTCCAGCGATCCTCCTCGATGCTGGCGCCCATCCAGATATTTGGCGTCCACGGGCCCGGCCAGTGCGCGGCGCGTTCTGGTCGCTTCGTGAGAATCTGGTAGGTGATCGCTGGCGTTTCGTTCATGACGCGGAAAATATCGGCGATAAATTCGTCAGGCACGAGCTCGTGCCACATGTCGCTCATCGAGTTGGTAAAAACGCGAGTCCCAGGCTTGAATTTACGCGGGCGGTCGAGCCGCTCGGGGTGAAGGATAATGTTGGCTTCCGCGTTGCTTGCTGTCCATGGCTGTTTGCTCCAGCCATATCGCAGACTCAACGCTTCGGCGTAGCAGTGCCGGCAGCCTTCGCTCACGCGAGAACAGCCGGTTACGGGATTCCAGGTTTCGTTCGTCCAGCTTATCAAAGTACTCATAATAGGCAGTTTATCATAAATCTGATACTAGCGCAAGTAGGAAAAAATGGCAGGCCGACCGCCTAAAAAATTCGATTTGGCTGAGCTCGAAAAGCTCTGCATCCTGCAATGCACCATCGAGGAAGTGGCCGCGTTCTTTGAGGTCTCTCACGACACGGTGCAGCGCCGCATGGCCAAGGAAAAACAGTTTCGCGAAGTGATGGAGCGCGGCTACCAGAAGGGCAAGATCAGCGTGCGCCGTAAGCAAATGCAACTCCTTGAGGCGGGAAACGCTACGATGGCCGTATGGCTTGGCAAACAACTCCTGGGGCAACGCGATGGCATCGACTTCTCCGGTCCTGGCGGCGGACCAATCCAGCATGAGCACTCAGCCACAACTGAGCTCCTTAGCCGACTCGCTGGCCTCGCTTCCCGCGCCCGAGCGACAGAAGATCCTGAATAGCCTGCCGGACGCGGTCAATAGGGACCTACTCTACACTTGGCGCTTCTGGGCACGCGCAAACCAAATCCTCCCTGGAACCGCTGGCGCAGCCGATCCGCGCGAAGACTGGCGTTTCTGGTGCGTGCTCGCTGGCCGAGGCTTCGGCAAGACCAGGACGGGCGCAGAGACGGTGCGCGAGTGGGCGCGGAACCCGAAGGAACGTATTCTTCTCATTGCGCCGACCGCCTCTGACGTTCGCGAGATCCAATTGGAAGGGCCGTCCGGCCTGCTGAACTGCTACCCGCCAGGTCAGCGGCCGGATTACAATCCATCCCGCCACCTGCTCACATTTCCAAGCGGCGCGATCGGTTTCACTCGATCAGCCGAGGAACCTGAAAGACTCCGCGGTCCACAGTTCACGAAGTTTTGGGCGGATGAAATAGGGGCTTGGTCGTCGTTGGAGGCAGCCTGGGATCAGATCATGTTTGGGTTCCGATTACCGGACAGCAAAATTCAAGGCGTGATAACCACCACCCCGAAGCCACTGAAGATCATTCGTGAGTTGCTGGCCAACCCGTCCACTGTGATCACTCGCGGAAGTAGCTACGATAACCGCGGCTGGCTGTCCAGTGCTTTTTTTGAGTCCGTCATCAAACGCTACGAGGGAACGCGGCTCGGCCGGCAGGAGATCAACGCCGAGTTGCTCGACGACACCCCTGGCGCACTATGGACACTGCGTATGATCGACGCGCACCGCATCCGTTTCGCCGATATTCAGTCGGATAAAATCGTCCGAATCGTGATTGCAATCGATCCAGCGGTATCGGCGGAAGAAGGAAGCGACGAAACCGGGATCATCGTGGCGGCACTGGTGAAGTCCGGCCACGTGCTGATCATAGAGGATTTGTCATGCAAGGAGTCGCCGCTAGGGTGGGCGCGCATCATTGCCGAGGCGTACTTCCGCCACAAGGCTGATCGGGTGGTTGCAGAGGTGAACAACGGCGGTGATCTGGTTGAGGCCAACCTGCGCGCGGCGGCGCCCAACGTAGCGTTTCGGAAGATTTGGGCCAGCAGGGGTAAGCTGGTGCGCGCTGAGCCCGTGGCCACCCTGTACGAGCGCGGGATGGTGCATCACGTCGGCCCTTTCCAAAAGCTGGAGGACCAACTTTGCAGTTACGTTCCCGGCGTGAAGAAATCGCCAGATCGGATGGACGCGCTGGTATTCGCCGTGACCGAACTGGCCATCGACGAAGAGCAAAAGCCGTACCGGATCCAGATGGGTGAGATGGTCCAGATTTCACCGATTTAGTACTTGCGCAAATGCACTACTTGCGCTAGAATAAATCTGCGATGAAAATCAGCGAATGCAGTAACGCCCCGCAGTGGCTCATTGATGCAACAACGATAGATGCCAACATCACCGTGTTGTCGGATGGCTGGGTATATTGGCATGGCGGCTCCTTCGAGGGCGGCTCCTTCAAGGGCGGCTCCTTCGAGGGCGGCTCCTTCAAGGGCGGCTTCTTCCTGGACGGCTACTTCGAGGGCGGCTCCTTCGAGGGCGGCTCCTTCCTGGGCGGCTCCTTCAAGGGCGGCTCCTTCCTGGGCGGCTCCTTCCTGGGCGGCTACTTCCTGGGCGGCTCCTTCCTGGGGGGCTCCTTCCTGGGGGGCTCCTTCAAGGGCGGCTCGGTTTGTGGGGACAACAAATCACTAAATCCGACGTGGATACTCACCGTGATTCCGCAGATCGAAGGCTACCCCAAAACACTGTGCGCCGTCGATGGCGTGGCTTGGATAAAAGCCGGATGCCACCTGTTCACGCTATCCGATGCCCGCAAGCACTGGTCAAAACGATCGGATCGAACTATGACTCGGGTGCTGCTTGAGGGTGTGGCGGCGCTAGCGAAAGAGAAGGGATTGACAGAAAAATGATTAGCGTCACCGCCATCTGCTTGACTGCCGACCGCCAGGTGTACACCGAGAGAGCCATCCGCTGCTTTCTTGCGCAAGACTACACCCAAAAATCGCTCGTGATCCTGGATAGCGGGAAAACGGCATTTGAGTTGCATCAGGTGGGCGCAAATCTAATTCTGGCGCGAGTCGAGCACCAGCCCACAGACACGATTGGCCGTCTCCGCAACTTGGCCAACAGCCTTGCGGTCAACACTGACTTGATCTGCCACTGGGACTCCGACGACTGGAGTGCGCCGAATCGCATCAGTGAACAAGTGAAGCTGATCCAAACTGAGCAGCGATCCGGCATTGCCGAGTACCCCGATTTGGTCGGATGCAACGAGATGCTCTTTTGGAACTCAGTCAAGCGCGAGACCTGGCGCTACAAGCATCCGCACCCCTCATACTGTGTCGGGACGTCAATGATGTACCGCCGCGAGGCGTGGGAAGCTGTGCGGTTCGACGAGGCAATCACCCAGGGCGAGGACCACAAGTTTTGGATGCAGGGCGTCCCGTGGTACAAGCGCGCTGCGATGAGTTCGGTTCCAAAATCAACAGAAATACCGATGGTAGGCGTTTTGAGTCTCTACGCTTCGGAGACGGAGCCTCTCATCATCGCGGAACTTCACGGAGGCAACACATGCGCAAAAACAGACAAAGACAAGCGCGAGTGGACACGGGAGGAACAGTGGGACAAGAGAGTCAGCCAAATCATGGCGATGCCCAGTTAGCCACAGGAGATGAAATAGAACTGGCCGGAGAACGGCTCGCGCGGTATTGCGCAGTGCTGAGTCATGCAAGCTACATGCATCCCTCCGATCGCGCGTTACTCGCGCGGGCGGTAGACGAGTGGAAGCAGGCGACCAAATGAGCGTCTGGCTTTGCATTCCCTCAAAGCGCTCCGAGGCGGAAGGCACCTTGCCGGCATGGCGTGAGCGTGGCTACAGGATCGCCGTGGTGCGCGAAAACGGAGACGGTCCAACGTGCTCGGACTATTCTGTCGTTGTACCGGAGTACCTGGGCTGGGCCAGAAGTACAAATCTACTGATTCGGGCGTTGATCATTGAGGAGCCTGATGCGCAGTGGTTCGTCATCGGCGGCGACGACATCTTGCCGGACGAGAACAAAACCGCCGATGAGATCGAAGAGCAATGCACAACGCATTTTCGCGGCACCATAGGCGTGATGCAGCCAACCGGCGACCGATGGGGCGATCGCGGCGACATGCACGGCGCCGTCATCGACCGCATCTGCGGCTCGGCCTGGCTTGGGTACGGATTCTGCCGGCGCGCCAATCTTGGCACGGGCCCGCTGCATGAGGGCTACTACCACAACTTCGCGGACGAGGAGTTACAGCACGTTGCCCAGCGGCTCGGCATTCTCTGGCAGCGGCGGGATCTGGTCCAGTATCATCGCCACTGGGCGCGCATGAGCGGCGGTCAGCGTAGTGCGATGCCAGCCTGGGCGGCAAAGATCAACGATCCAAAGCGGAGCGATTGGTACAAAAGCCAAGCGCTTTTCCAGGAGCGCAAGAAGGCGGGATTTCCGGGAAGCGAACTACTGCCGTGAAGTGCGTGATGTGCAAAAAGAATATCAATACGCGACACGGATGGACCAGAGACTCCCCGTGCAAGCTTTGTCAGCCGTGTTTTGACGCTCTACGTAGCCCGCGCACCATGTACGAAGCAATCCAAATGGCGTTGCATTACCCCGAAGTCGTCGAAGAAAGGTTTGTGGATCGATAAAATGGGACTACGATTTCAGCGGCGTTTCAGAATTGTCCGTGGGCTGAACCTGAATCTCTCAAAGTCGGGAATCGGCGTATCGGCCGGAGTGCGCGGCGCCCACATCGGGATCACCTCGCGCGGGCAACGCTACACCAGCGTAGGACTGCCGGGCACCGGGATATCCTGGCGCGAGTATCACAAGGCACGGACCGTTGGCTTTCGCGTGTGGCCGCTCTTGGTTGTGCTCCTTGGTGTGCTGGCGCTGATCGTTTTGCGCTAAGGCATACGGATTTCTGGTCCTGGCGGCTTACGCTCGACGAATACCCACAGCCTAGTCCCAAGCCAAACGATAAGATTTCCCGCCAAAACAAACAACGTGATGGCAATTTTCTCCAGCCACCCATTTGTTTCCTGAAGCCCGTGTTTAATGTCCGAAATGGCTTGCTCGGCAAGAGCGAGCCGATTATCCAAATTTTGCCGCGCTAGTTCGTTGAGTCGATATTCAACGTTATCGAGGCGGTCTGTGTTGGTGACAACCTGTTGATCCAGATCGATTTCGGAGCGACGATGTTGGTTTTGTGCGCAGAGAATAGCGACGGCCAAGACAGCGCCGAAAATCAGTTTTGTCATGCCGATTGGTCTTCCCAGAATACAGCACACGCCATCTCTTTTCTACTTGCGCAATTAACTAAACTCACGCTACAATGTATCCGACGAGATGACCATGACATTGAGCCGCGGAGAGCTCCTACATCTCGCACGCATTGCTGAGCACGACGAAGCGCTACCGGCGCCGGAACTCGTACGCGAAGGCGCGGAAGAATTACAGCGGCTCCTGGAAGAAGTGGAATTAGAGGAACTATATGCAAAAGATTGATTTCACTGGTGCAGTACTGACCAAAATTGAGCGCACTTCAAAAGAAGGCCGCGCACACTTTTCCGCCTCACTGACTGATAGCCTGAGCAAAGCCATGGAGTGGGGCGAACTACCGGACGGCGCAATCTCAGTCAAGATGGACGGAGACATTCCAGCGCAGACGGCAACCCTTGTGCCAACTGACAAGGAACTGCGGGAGAAGGGTATCGAGTTCGGAATCACTAAAGTCGATGGCTTCCAGGTCGTTCGGCTGGAAGTAGAGCGCACCAAAGGGGTCGCGACCCGGCGTGAAGTAAGATTCGTGGTCGGGTTCGCCGGTGTTGGAATCTGCGCGCGGCTCGAATCGTACATGACCCGGTTGGGCGACACAAAAGCAAAACTCACGGTCAGCTACATTGAGCAGCAAAAACTCGTGGAGCAGCCGGCTGAATGAGGAAGTACGGACGGGTCGATGCCAACCACACTGCCATCATCGCCGCGTTGCGAAAGGTCGGCATCACGGCTTTCTCCATCGCCAGCATCGGCAACGGCAAGGGCGACATCGTAGCGGGCTGGAACGGCCGCAATGTACTTCTCGAAGTAAAGAACCCTAAACAGAAACCATCGAAACAGCGGCTCACGAAAGATGAGATCAAGCACCACCGGGAGTGGAATGGGCAGATTGCGGTGGTCAAGACAGCGGAAGAGGCGATAGCGGCGGTGCTGGGCCGCTTGAGGGAAGCGTGTTCGGCTCCCGACTCTCTCGACAAACTCAGAGGCGTTGTAAAACGCCACAGCCTTGACCGGCTGGCTTCGTTTGTGGATGCCATCGTAGGCAAGCGCCTCACATATGAGCGGCTGATTGCGGAGGTGTCCGCATGAAGATGTACTACTGGGAAGATCCCGCTGGACTCGGTTGGGACATCGTGGCACAGGCCGATAGCGAGATTGCCGCTAAGTCCATCGCTAAAGACAAAATCGCGCTGGAAACTTTGCCTGATGATTTTACCAAGATTGCTGAGGCTATCGAACTCGGGAGACCGACCGGAATATTCCATTATTCGGCGGCGCTTTGCATCTTCACTGAAATCGATCCAGTGGATAGCAGGATCAGTAGGCAGGCGCTTTCCGAACTCTCCAAGCAAATGAGAGAGCGGGCGTCCTTTCACGACAGCGCAAGCTTGACGCGGCTGCTGGAAACCTGGGCGGATGTTTTGGACGCGAAGCCTGATGCTGGATGGGCAGATCGGAATCGTGGCGATCTGAAAAACGAGCAAGAGAGAGTCGCGATGCTTGCCGTAAACAGGGCTTGCAAAGGTAAGCCCCTCCAGGATGCGGATATTGACGAGGATTGCCGATGAGCCCGGAATGTCAGCACGATTGGAAAGAAGAGTACTACGGAACCCGCTGCATGAAATGTGATCTGTTCTATCCGTATGGTTGTGCTCCGTGGGACGATGAAGATCCTTGGTCGAGTGAAAACGATTATGTTGCAGCTTGCGGAGAACAGTCATGATCGGCAAAGTGAAAATAATGCAAAGAAAGGCTAAAGGGAGTCATGTATATAATTCCCCAAATTTGATTAGACACACCCTCGGCAGAGGGTGTATTCTGTAGTCCAAAAGGTGGTCTGGAGAAGACCGACCAAGGTGAGCACCAACAACCTCATCTTAGCGCAACTCCAGATCCAGGTCAATCCGAAAAGGAGCATTTGCGTGAGTATAAGGTTAATGTCTCAGGTCTGGTCGATGGACCTGCATCACACGAGTAAGATGGTTTTGTTGGCACTCGCCGACAGTGCCAACGACGAGGGGCTGTGTTGGCCTTCAATTTCAACAGTATCCAAGAAAACAAGCCTAAGCGAGAGGTCCGTCCAGCGGTGTATTGTAAGACTGGAGACATTGACACTCTTACGGCGCGACCAACGCGACCAGCAATCCTCGCATTTTTGGATCACTCTCGCAAGTAATTCCCCGGTGACACACAGTCACCCCCCGGTGACAGCCTGTCACCGGGGGGGTGACTGGCTGTCACCCAGAATCATAAGGGGAACCGTAAGTGAACCAGAAGAACACACCACACTACCTACTCAAGTAGTAACGCCAGTTGAGAAATTTTCTCCGATTGTGGTGTGCGCCGAATTCAACCGAAAGTATCCAGGGCAGAAAAGCGAACTTGCTACTCAGCTTTTCCTGAGCATCGTAAACTCCCCTGGCGATGCCAAACTACTTCTTGCGAACCTGGAAAGCTACATTGCTTGCGACCAGTGGCGGCGAGGGATTGTGCCATCTGCGGAGAATTGGCTCTCGAAGGGAATGTGGAAGTACTCGCCTCCGAATGGTCCACAGTCGGCAAAATCCTCACTGAATCGATGGATCGAACAAAACGAGCAAAGAGCTACACGGGGCAAGCGCGAGGAAACAATCGACACGCCGGAAAAGTGGGCCGCGCTAGAGAGGGAGTTTGGGTGATTTTGCGTGGCTCTTCAAAAAGCGAACAAACTTGCGGATGTACCACCCTGGGAGCCCGGCGTCCCGTTGCGAGACTGGATTTGGCTACAGCACGCGCGGTCGATGCGCTCGGCCGAGGTCGCCCGGCCGGCGCCACCTGAACCTATGAGCCCAAAGCACAAACAGTTACCGCTGCGCGGCGAGACTAACTATGATTGAGCCGCATCGGCGAGAGCAGGAATACGCTGCCATGCGGGAGCGCCTGAAGGTGGCAAAGGTTATCAACCCCGAGCTGGCTCACCAGGTGGCCGTGTTACAGCGCGAGAATCGCCGGCTGAAGCGTATGATCGAAAAACGCGACAAGGCGATCGAGCGGATCAGAAAAGCGCTTGCATATTCGCGCGAGTAGCGATAAGATGGCTCCGAGGTAACCAATGCCAGACGAACAAGTCCGAGTAGTCGCCGATCCGGCTCCCTGCAAGTTTTTACCGGCCACCACTTCACGCGCGGAAGCCGGTAGTCCGGAATTCGCGGAAGACCGAACCCAGGTAAACTCGCTCAACAATAAATTCCTTTTCGACGCTTCGCTGCTGAAGTTCATGGACGGGCTCATGCGCGGTGGCGATCACTTGGCCGACCTGCAAGCGCGCGGGCTTCAGTCGCTCGATGAGTCGATCAATCTTTCGAAGCAGGTTCACGCGAAGTTCTTTGAGGGACTCGACGACCGCGCGAAACTCGACACTACCACGCGTGCCCAGGCGCTTCGGCACGAGGGCGACAATGCCTATGTGACCCGCTACGATCTCTCCAATCCCGTAACGACCGGCACCGGCGATGCTGTCCGCGCCGCCGCTTACACACCGAACCGCGCGACCGATGTTGCCGCTTCAGGCGTTTCGGTCTCGGCCGAGGCCGTTGCGGCCAACGTCGCCAACTTAATGACGGCCACTCTTGTGCCGTTCACTGCGGCTCTCCAGCAGTTGATCGAGAGTCTCGCAACCACCAACGCCTCGATCGCTAATGTGCTAGCGCAAGCGCAGCCCAAAAGCGGCACGGGGACGGGAGCATAATATGAGCTTTTGGTCTTCTCTTTTTCACGGGATCGAAGTCGGTGTTGGGATCGCCACTTCGCCCGGCATCGCGCCGATTATCAGCGTACTTCCGGGCGGCTCGATCATCTCGTCCATCCTAAAAGCGATCCTTGCCGCCGAAAAGCTAGTGCCCGCATCCGGCAACGGGCCAGCAAAGAAAGTCGCGGTGACGGCGCTGGTGACAGCGCAGCACCCGACGGTCGAGCCAGCGAAACTGAGCACAGCGATTGACACCATCGTGGCAGCGCTGAATCAACTTGAGGTCGCTGCGGCCGCTGTCGCGCCGGTAAAGTAGAAAGGAAAAAATGTCTTACGACGCAAAACTATTCATTCCACCGAATCCCGCTGAGGGCGCAACCCCGGCGCAAGCCGCTCACGTGTTGGCGATCTGTGGCAAGATCGGGCTACTCTCCACCCAGGCGCAGACGGACATCTACGCCCTGGCCACGCCGACTACTGGGCCTATCGGCGCGCCTTACGTGCCATTCGATCAACTGACCGATGTCAACCCGGACACCGGCTACAATCTGTGTATCGGGCAAAAGTTCCAGGATCAGATGGACCCGCAGTTCACTCAGTGTTCCGTGCTGGTGACACTGATCAATGCAAGCAATTTCACGGAGTTAGTGGCGACAATGGCCAACGGGTTGTACACCCCGGACAAATTCAATGCGTTGTACGCCGTCCCTGGCGTGTCTGACGCGGTGGCTGCGTTCTTTGCGCCACCGGTTCCGGTGGTAATCCCTCAAAGCGCGGCAAAGAAAGCCTAGAAGGGTTTAGGACCCGCTTCACTCGGGGGGGGGCTGCGGGTCCCTATTTTTGTGCAATATGATTCTGCCAGTCCGTTATCCCGCCGCAATCTGGAAACCGCTTCTCAACCATTCCTCTCTGGGGCAACTCTCGTTTCGTAAAATGATCGTCTTACACTCGACTGAGGGCACCACAGCCCAGAGCGCCATCAACACCTTCGCCCAGAGCGTCTTTCCAAATCGCGTCTCGGCTCATTTTGTGATTGATCGGGACGGTACAGTCTACCAACTCGTGGACTGCAACGACACTGCTTGGCACGCCAGCGCGGTCAACAGCATCTCGATCGGCATCGAGCACGTCGCGCTCTCGCAGGCGGGTGCCGACTGGTATAACCAAGCAAACGCCACGAAGCCGGGCTGGGTAAGGATGGTGCCACTGCTGGCGACCAACGAGCAGTACACCGCGAGTTCCAAATTGGTAACGTGGTTGTGCGCTCAAATGCACATTCCATGCGACAGCAACCACGTCAAGCCGCACTCAGTCGCTAGTCCCCGGGATCAGCACACCGGCTGTTGCACGGCGACACTGGACCCAGCCAAGGTGATTTCATTGGCGCAGGGCTGGCAATCTTTACCCGCGAATGGCGACTGAAGAAGAAAAAACGGCGATTCGCCAAGCGCTTACCGATGTGCGGAATCCCTGCATTGTTGAGTTGGGCGCTCACTGCGGCGAGGATGAACCTTGGCTACGCGACGCATGCCAAGTGGTGCCGAAGTACGTCCTGGTCGAGCCGGACCCGCGAAACGTGCAAATGATCATCCGCGAGGGCATCAATTACGCCCGGCGTGGCATTACCTGCGAAAGCAGACGCGTCATCGTCGGTGCTGTTGCAGAAACCAACGCAACCCGCGAATTTTGGATGAGCGACAACGCGCGCACCGGCGACCACGGTTCTGGATCGCTGCGCCGGCCGACTGGGCATATCGAGGGAATGCCCTGGATCACTTTCGACCGCAAGACGATGGTTGAATGCTACTCGCTGGACTTCATCTTTGACAGTCAGTGGCTGCACAAGATCGACCTATTGTGGGTGGACATCCAGGGAGCCGAGCGGGACATGATCGCGGGTGGCCAGATGGCGCTGAAGTATACCCGGTACCTGTTCATGGAAGCCGAAGAGGTCGAGCTCTATGAAGGGGAAGCGCTCAAACACGAACTTATCGCGATGCTCTCGGGGTGGACGCTACTAAAGGACTTTGGGTACAACATCTTCCTGAGAAACGAAAACTTCAGCGACCGAGGACCGCGATGAAACTGATCGCGCTGATGCCGGTGCGCAATGAGGATTGGGGTCTTGGCCTCACGTTGCGTGCCGCGCTGATGTGGGTGGACGAAGTGATCGTGCTGCTGCACGCTTGCACAGACGAGAGCTCAAGTATCGCGCGGCGGGTCTCTGTTGAGAGCGGCGGTCGGGTGGTGGTCTGTAGCCAGTTCGATCCAATTTGGGCCGAGATGAGCCATCGCCAGCAATTACTGCACATTGCCCGCACTCGCGGAGCAACCCACATTGCGCTGATCGACGCGGATGAAATTCTGAGTGGCAATCTACTGACAAGAAATCTGATGCCTCATGCTGGCGTTGGCACCATTTTGCAGCTTCCCATGGCTTGTCTTGCGCGCGGAATTGGCCGCTACTATACCTCGGGTATCTGGTACAACAACTGGGTCACGACAATGTTTCAAGACACCCCGGAAGCGCACTGGCAGAGCGAGACCAGGGGCGGCTACGACTTTCACCATCGCCACCCGTTTGGTGTTCCTCTGAGCTTCTACCGCCCAATCGCGCAATCGGAGGGCGGCCTGATGCACCTTCAGTTTCTTGATGAGCGCCGGCTGCGCGCCAAGCAGGCGCTCTACAAAATGACGGAGCGGTTGCGCTGGCCCGACAAGCACAGTCCCGAGCAGGTCAATAATCTCTACAACCCCGCCGTCTACCAGAGCGATCCAACACGTGTTGGCACGGCAGAGGTGCCGGAGTCCTGGTGGGCACCGTACAAAGACCTGCTCCAGCACCTTCATGCCGACTCCGAGCCCTGGCAGGAAGCCGAGTGTAAGCGGCTCTGGGCTGAGCACGACACACAGACATTCGCGGGATTGGACCTTTTCGGTGTAGTCTAGGATCAATGGATTTCCGAGCGACTCTCCGAAACGCGAAAGAGTTCCTCTTTCCGCCGATCCCAGAACCGCCACGCGACAACAGCCCGTTGATGCGCGTGTTGTCCGAAGAAGCTCTTCGCGCCCGTGAGTACGACTCCAAGCTCCGACGCGACTATATGGAGCGCGCCGCGGAACTCATCGAGGCAAAACAGATGGGAGGCTCGGGGCCGTGGCTGACTCACGAGAACCGCCAGCAACTCGCCGAGCATCCCGAACTGGCGATCCGCGAGTCCAACCCACTGATCTCGCAGGGCGCCTACGGGGACATCGAGCTAGCGCTGCAAAACGTGGAGTGGCGTAGAGAAATAAATCTATCCTGGCTTGAGTTCTCCAGGTGGGGGATTCAGCAGATCATTCTCATCTCCAGGCTCTACTACATCAAAAACCCCATCGTGCGCCGGCTTGTGGACATCTGCGCGGCTTACGTGTTCGCGCGAGGCGTCGAGGTGTCCAGCGACAACGACGCAGCCAATGACGTACTCAAAGAATTTTTCGAGCGCAACAAAAAGACCTTCGGCCAGATTGCGCTGGTGGAGGCCGAGCGGCGCAAGAGCACCGATGGCAATCTGTTCTGGGCCTTCTTCGCGGACACGACGGACAAGGGCTTGGTGTCGATTCGCACTATTGACGCAACAGAAATCCAGGACATCATCAGCGATCCCGAGGACACGGATAGTCCGTGGTACTACCGACGCACCTGGACCTCGCGCAACTTTGACCCGGCGACTGGACAGGTAACTACGCAATCGCAAGAGGCTTACTATCCGGCGCTGTACTACTCGCCCGCCACCAAGCCGCAGACGATCAACGCGCACCCCGTCCACTGGGATACGCCGATTCTGCACCGCAAGTGCGGGCATGTGAGCAAGTGGTCTTTTGGCTGCCCGCGTGTCTACCCGATGCTCGATTGGGCAAAGGAGGCGAGGAAGTTTCTGGAGGCGTGCGCCACGGTAAAGCAGGCGCTGGCTCAGTTCTCGATGACGCTCACGACCAAGGGTGGGCAGCAGGCAATGATGGGGGCAAAGCAGCAACTCGAAACTACGGTTGGTCCGGCAAACTCACTGTGGGACTCGAATCCGCCGCCGGTCAATGCATCGATCTTCGCCAGCGGACCGGGAACGCAACTGGAGCCAGTCATGACACGCCAGGCCGGTGCCGACCCGGAGGAGGTGCGCCAGTACAAATTGATGTGCTGCATGTGCGAGGGTGTGCCTGAGACGTTCCTTGCCGATGTCTCAACCGGCAATCTCGCGACGGCGACAACGCTGGATCGGCCGACAGAGATAGTCTTTTTGGAAAAGCAAGAGGCATGGGTTGAGGACTTAGTGATTATTGCCAAGTACGTGCTCAGTGTGAGCAGCGGGGCGCCCAGCGGCAAACTGCGCGAATCGTTGGGGCCGGCCAAGGTCACTATTGTTGAGATGCGGCGCGTCATGCAGCCGAACGGCCGCTATATCTACGAGGCGGCGAAAAAGAAGAAGCCTAACACCATCGAAGTGAAGGCGACATTTCCCGCGATTCGCGAAGGCGACATCCCAGAACTAGCAAAGGCGCTCTCGATTGGCATGACGCTCGGCAACACCAGTGGCCAAGTGGTTGGTATCGACGAAAAGGCCGGCGTGCTGAAGATGTGCGAGTACTTCGGAATCGAGGATGCGCAAGAACTGGTTGAGGCGATGTACCCGGACAAGGAGTATGACCCGGATCGCACGGCGGAGCCCGAACCGCCGCCAGTGCCGCCTTTACCGCCAAACCCTGGCGAGGCTCAGGCGCCAGGCGGTGATCCCACTGTACCAAAGCCAGCGGCCGCGCCAGCGGCAAAGGAATCGTTACTCCCGCTGCTCGGGGACCTAAAACAGATCAGCGAGCAAATGCTCGAAAAGAAGCGCAAGCGAAAACTCAAGACTTAAGATATGATTACCTTGAAAGGGAGACGTCAATGAAATATTTGCTCGCAGCGCTATTGTTTGCCGGAGCGCTCTTCGCCCAGAGCGATGGGTCCCGCGCCATGGACTCGGCCACAACGGTAGTGCATCGCGCCATGGCCGCCACCGCTACCCCGGTCATGGATGGCTGGCCCGGAGGAACTCAGCCCCATCCAGTCCATTACATCGCGCGTCATCCCGATGGGACGATCTTTGCCGAGGGCGATACCCACAACCTGCGCACGTCGGCGGGCACCACGTGGCAAGCCGAACTTATGGGCAAGACCACTGCCCCAGCCGACAATAACCAATGCAATTATATGGCATTGACCAATACGGCGATCACTCCGGCTGAGTCCGACACGACGCTGTCGGGAGAAATTGTGTCCAATGGTCTCACTAGAATCAAAGGCGCATACACGAATCTGAGCGGCACGCTTACAGTCCCAGCCGCTCCGGTTGCGGCGGTAGTGGGAACGACCGGCGCAGTCTCGTACTGGTATTGGGTGGCAGCCTGCAACCAGGGAATCTGCACCACGCCCAGCACGGCATCGAACAACATCACCACTGCCAATGCGACATTGAGCACCACTAACTACAACACGGTCACGTTCACTGGTCAAAATGGTGCGGCTACTTATCAGGTCTATCGCACTACCTCTTCCAGCGCACCGAGCGGCACCGGCAGCTTTCTCGTCGGCGGCACTCCGTTTTGCTCGGCGGCGCTTGCCTGCCAGGTGAACGATATCAGCAACACACTGACATCGCTGACGATTCCGGGCTCGAATCTGACGAACTTCGGGAAGCTTACGCTGGTCAATACGTGGACTGCGACAGCCTCGCAGAGCGCTCAGGCATTTGGCATCTTCACTAGTTCCGGCGCGACCACGATGTGTTTTGAGGGTACGTTTACGGCGGTGGCGCTGAACACGAATGACACCTTCCAATTGACGGAAACGGTGTACTTCTAACGTAGGGGATCGCGATAAGAGGGGATCAAGCCCTATATGAAGTGGCTGAAGGTCCTGCTTTTGGCTGTTTCGTGCGGTGGCGCATTTGGCGCGATCACGCTGGTAAAGGACCACGGTGGCACCGGCAGCGCCAGCGCCACCTCGATTCCTTATACTCTTCCACAGACGCCGGCTTCGGGCGACGTGATGATCTTGTTCTTCACGAGCAGCGCGCTGGCGACCGCTGATACCATCACGTCGATCTCTGAGACCAATGTGGTTTGGTCGCGAGTCAAGTCTTTCGCCAATGTCGAGCTTGGGGTGGAGATTTGGGCTGGCGTGGTGTCGGCTTCGGCCAGCACAAGCGTCACGGTCAACATCTCCGGTTCATCGTTCAACGGTGACGTGTTCGAGATTCTCGAATATGCGGGCGTGAGCACTACTGTGGATGCGGCGGCGGTGACGAACACCGCCACCAGCACATCTCCGTCAATCAGCGCATACAGCACCGGCGCGTCTGGCGAACTAATGCTCGTATGCGTGGGAAAGACCGCATCTGGCGCTCCAAGCGTGCAGCCGACAGGATATACCTCCGCAACGTTCCAGGCGTTCTCAGCGGCGGGAATTCAGGGAAATTATGTATTAAGCAGCACATCCGGCGCGCAAACCGCAACATGGACGATCGGGTCAACCCATTGGGGAACCATCGCCGTTGCGCTCAAGCCATCTGGCGTAGCGAACACGAGAACAACATCGGATGCGGCGCTGGTGATGGATGCTCGCTCTGGCCTGGGCGCGCACTTCGGAAAGCCAAATGACGTGGTCCGCGTATTGGACACCAAAGCGCAATTGGCTGCGCACTTCGGTAAACCGAACGATGTAGTCCGCGTGCTCGACGTAAGAGTCGGGATTGCCGCTCATTTTGGCAAGCCCAACGAAGTCGTTGTGGTAGGGGATAAGTCGGCTGGCTTTGCGGCTCATGTTGGGGCAACAACCGAAATCGTCAGAACGCTCGATTTGGTATCGGGCAAAGGCGTTCACGCCGCACTGAATTCGGAAACGATATACGCGGCAGACCAACAGGCGAGTATTGGAAGGCACTTTGCGTCCCTGGCCGAAACCGTTTCCGTACTGGATACTAGAACACAATTCAGCGCTCACGTAATGAGCACGACTGAGGCGGTCTCGACGATGGATATCGCGGGGCGCGGCACCTTCGCGTTAACGAGGGAAGTGCTTTATACGACGAACGGAACTGGTAAAGGATTTGCGGCTCACTTCGGCACGCCGGCGGAACTGCTACTGGCACGTGATGCGGCCGGCGGAAGCGCGGCGCACTTTGGCAATGCTGCTGATCTGCTGAGCTTAATGGAACTGGTTCTGCGCGGACGTACTGTGCAGACATCGGAACAGTTGGCTGTGTTTGATAGCCCATCTCTAACCTCTGGGCGCAAGGCGTCGGTGTCTGATGTGCTTTCAATCCTGGACGCAATGTCTGGCTTGGCTGGTCGTGTCCGGGGCGGCAGAGATAATTTGATCCCGTTGGACAGTGGCACTGGATCGGCTGCTCGCTTTGGAGCATATTCGGACGTGACTCGATCCACCGATACAGGTGTTGGGCTGGGCGCGCACTTCGGAGGGTCTTTGGATCGAGCGGGAACGTTCGATCAGTCATCGCGAACTGCGGCGCATTTTTGGTCGAGCTCAGAAGTTCTCTCGCTCTTGGACGCGGCGTCTCGCTTTGTGGCTCGCGCGGCATTTGTCCAAGAACTATTGAACCTCATGGATACATCGGCTGGACTGGGAACGCATTTCGGAAGCTCCACTGATCGCGGTTTAGCGATGGACCAACGGGCTGTTCTCGCGGCGCACTTCGGAACGTTCCGCGAATACGCGGGGACATTCGACACGCTCGCTGCACAGGCCGCTCATTTTGGCTCCTTTGTGGATCGATCCTTGGCCTTCGACGCTCAGTCCAGGGTTGGCGCGCATTTCCAGTCGACCGCAGACATATTGGCAGCCATGGACTTGGGCGCCAAGACCAGCATGCGGATCATCTCGGTAAGCGAGCAACTGTCACTGTTCGATTCGGTCCAAGGGCGATCCGCACATTTCGGGGGCTTTGCCGACCGGCTTGCTCTCTTCGATAACGGAGCGGGCCAGGCGGCGCATGTAACCGGCACTGTTGAGCGCCTCTTTCTGATAGATATCCCTGCTTCGCACGCGGCACACTTCGAGACGTTCTCCGATATCGCGCCTACCGGAGATGCTCCCAGTAGAGTAAGCGCGCATCTAGCGGCATCGTTTGAATCGCTGAAACCGATGGATTTGGCGGGGCGTATTCGCGGTGCCACGGCTTACACCTTGGAACTACTGAGAATGCTGGATTGCTATGTTTGTCCGGGCACCAGCCGGAACTTAACTGCGATTTTCTTTGAATCGCTGAAACCGATGGATTTGGCGGGGGGTACAATGATGCCGTGGAGTCCAGTTGTGCGATATCCAGGATTTTACAGCCGGGCTCTCACTGTGGGGATTTACACAGCACCATCAGGGAGCGGAATGTACTTGAAGCTAGGGACCGTGGCGAACTACATCTATCAGTTGCCAAACGGATTGTACGTTAGACCGAACACGAGGCTTGTATGGTGAAACTTCTTTGCGCTCTTGTCCTTTTGGCCGGTTTCGTTTCCGCGGAAACCGTGCTGACGATTACCAAAACGCCCTACGAAGTATTCTCTTGCTCTGTGGACTTCTCCCAGGCTGTTGGGAGTTCCAATATCGCGCTGGCCGGGGTCACGGCGAAGGATGCGAGCGGGAACGATGCCAGCGTGACAATCATTGCCGCCAACCCGATTCCTGCTGTGGTTCCGAGCACCAGTAAGGTCGCCTTCTCAATTCAGGGCGGAACTCCTGGTATCAGTTATACTGCTTCGGTCAAGGTCACGAATTCGGCAACCGGGGAACAATTTGAGGGAACGATTGTCATCCGAATCGCCCAACAATAGCGACCTACTAAACACCTTCGCCGCAGATCCGTGTTGCCGGATCGGTAAAGCTCTAAAGCAGGGCATCGAAGGGGACACCTGGACCTGTCCGAAGTGCGGAACCGAGTGGAAGCCGCGTGAACTAGGCGCGATTCGACACTGGGAGCCTCACCCTGTCATCATGGTCCTTCGGACCAGCCGATGAAAATCTACCTGATGCGGCACTGCCTCGCGGAAGAGGGCGATGAGATGGACGCCGAGCGCGGGCTTACCGATGTCGGTGAGAAGCAGACCAAGGTGATGCGCAAGTTCCTCAAGCGCGCCAACGTCCGCCCGGATATCATCATCAGTTCCGATTTTGTGCGCGCTGTAGCGACCGCTGAGGGTGTGCTCCGCAAAAAGACGGAGTATGTCCAGTCGCCGGCGCTCAGACCAGACGGGACACCGCCGAGCGCCTGGAAAGCGGTGCGCAAACTGGCGGGCGATGCCAAGGCTGTACTCGTCGTCACCCACGGTCCGCTCGTGCAGCAGATGCTGGCCAGTGTGGCCTTTTGCTTTCTCGATGAGGATTGGGAATACCCGCACGGCTCAGTTGCGTACATCAACACTCACCAAGGGAAATTTCGTTGGTTCGTCGATCCAAAATTGGCCGCCCATCTAGTGGGGAAGAAACCGAAATCGGTCGAGAATCCACTCGATGCTGAATTTGCAGGCGCGACCAAGAAGCTGGCAGAGCACTTACTCAAGAGCGAAAAAGCCACAATCGTCGATCCGCTGATTGCGAAGCTGACCACGGCGGTTGCGCTGCGCTTTCGGCGTCAGTACGCGAAACTTAAAGCCGCGGTACAGAGTGGGTCGCCGATTCAGGCGACGATGCTGCACTTGCGCGATCCACAGTTTGCCAAGGTCTACCTGAAGGTCACAGCCGCGGCGTACCAGGGCGGCGCGCAGCACACTGCGGTACAACTCGGAGTGAGGCTGAGCGAGGCGGCAAAGACTCCTATTGCCAGACTGCCGGGTCCGACGCGAACGGCGGCCGACCTAGAGGATGACTTAGACGAGACCACGCAAGACCGAATCGCCAACGTTACGAAGTCTGCATTCGCGCAAGGCATGACCATCGCCGGAGTGCTCGGTGTGGTCGGTGCCGCGTTCGCGGATATGGAGGATTCTCGCGCGGCGACTATTGCGGTTGGCGAGGTATCTGACGCGTTTCACGCTGGCGGTCTCGATGTGGCGGAAGAGGCTGGTGACATCGAGAAAAGGTGGGAGGCTCAGCCCGATGCCTGCGAGATCTGCGAGGACAACGAAATGCAAGGGTGGATTGATTCCGATGAAGAGTTTGACTCCGGTGACGACGCGCCGCCAGCCCACCCAAATTGCCGATGTTCCATCGCGTTTCGAAAAGCGGCCGAAGAGGAGTAGAATACCAGCATGGTAATTCAAACGCCGGCCGATTACACCGGAACGGGAGCGACCGTCAGCCTCGCTACGATCGCGGGCTTTGACGCATGGTGCAAGATCGTGCAAGTGATGGTCGATGGAGCGGGCGCCCAGTGCCGCATCGGGGATGCGCTGACAACGAATGTGCGCGGCACGCCGATCCTGCCGGGGGGTGGACAATTTCTGCCGCCAATTGGTGTCCCGACCGAACAACTTGCGCTCAGCCAAGTTTTTGTGAACGTACCGAATGGGACCAAAATTTATGTGCTCTACGTGGCGTAGTGTTGCTATCGGGATCGCGCTCGCGGCTGTTGCGTTCGCGCAGCCAATTCCACCGCCCAGCGGCGGCGGCTTTACGCTGACTACAAACGGATCGAGCGGAGCAGCCACGAAAGTTGGTAGCGTGCTCAACATTCCTATCTACACGGGTGGTGGTGGCGGATTGCTCCCGACTATGACAACCACGTCTAACACGGTGCTCACGCTGAATGCGGCCGCAAGCAGGTATGTGATCGATGGAGACAACAATGCGGCCTATGCGTTTACCGCCGCTTCTCCGATCACTCTGACGGCAGGATCTCCAGCGGCCACGGGGACGGTATATATCTGTTTTAACGCGGGCACCGGGCAACTAAAGCTCTACGCCCCATCCGCCTTTTCTACAAACGGGAATTCGTTAGCGGTGGGTGGAGACCTTGCTTCTCACCTGTCAACCGGAACAAGCTGCGGGACAAACGAATTGCAGTTGTATGCCAATACGATGACTTCTCCTGGCGTGTGGGATGCACAGGCCTCCTCAATGAGTTTTTTGCCTTCGGCGAACGCGAAGACTCCCGTTAGCGGAGACGGCACGACGCTTTCATGCTCTGGTGGAGTGTGCTCAGTGGTTCTCGGCGGAACAGTAGGCGGTCCGGCGCAAACGATTGCCAGCGGAACGAGTGCCCTTGGAACTTCGGCGATTGCTTCAGGGGCTTGCGCAACCGTTGTGACTACGGCGGCTACGAATGTTCTCTCTACTGACGCGATCTCTTGGAATCCCAACGCCAGCATCAAGGCCGTCACTGGCTACGTCCCAGCATCGACGGGCGGCTTATCCATCGCTGGCTATCCGACCAGCGGTAATGTGAATTGGGATGTCTGCAATTGGAGCAATGCTTCTATCACTCCTGGCGCGGTTACCCTCAATTGGCGGGTCATTCGATGAGGTTCTTGGCCGCAGCGTTCTTGAGCTTTGTTGCCGTCGCGCAATATGTTCCTTCGGGCAGCCACAATGCCGTGGCTGGCGGTTGTGCGGCCGGAATTGTATTCAAGACGAGTGGCACAGCTGCGGATGCGACAGGTTCTGGTCTCACCCCACCCACAATCACAGTGGCAGGATGCAACATCGGCATGGTCGCGATCATCGGCACGGCGCCTGGCAAAACTACAACTTCAATTTCAGACACATTGGCCAATACCTGGACGGCTTGTGCCTCACAGTACAGCCGCGGTGATGGCTACAGTCTGCAAGCATGGTATGCGTTCGGAAGCCAAGCAACCGGATCGGATACGATCACGCCGACATTTTCGGGAAACGCGCAGTTCCAGTTCATAACTGTGGTTCAGTATCAGGGAGTGAAAACTACCAGCGCTCTTGACTTCTGTAACGGCACGGCGGCTGGGACTCCAGTGTTTGTTCCGCCCTTCCAATATTCATCTCCGAGTCTTACAACCGCTCAAGCAAGCGAGTTGCTCGTGGTGGCGGCTCCCTTCGGGACCGCGGTTACCTATGTGGCTGGCGTCTTTGGATCAGGCGGGTGTACTTATCGCCTCACAGATTCATTCTCGTTTGCTGGCGTGGAAGACTGCGTCACCGGTTCGATCCAGACTGCGCAGACCGCTACGATCTTCAATTCGGCGAGTCAAAGCCCATACGCTCTAGCTGTCGTCGCTCTCAAGGCCCAATAACTATGAGGAAGCTACTCTTTTGGCTGGCAGTCTCGGCCAGCGCGACCAACATCCCGATTTCGGTGCAGGCCACTTCCCAGCAGGCAGTAGCGACCTACGTATCCACAATTGCCGGTGCCTGTACGCTTGCTCTGACGGACGATTCCGGCTTAGGCGTGACGGTGTGGGACGTAGCGGCATCGAAGTTTGCAAACTCGAATCTGGACACGAGCAGAGCAGACACCAAGTATCCCATCGGAGGGGTGCTCTATCGCTCGGTGGTCCTCGGGCACCGTTCGTATGAGGTAGGAAGCGACGGCAAAATCTACAGCCGCTCCTTGCAGGCAGATGCGCACCACACGCTCACTGTGACGTGCGGCTCCGACTCCGGGACAGCGCAATTCGCCACCCGCACCATAGCTCTCGGAACCGCCTATCCCGAATTGCCGCAATACTGCTCCGGCTCGAAGACCTGGGGATACTGCCAGCCGTCCATCGATTGGACGGTCTCGGGCAAACAGATAGGCTACGTGGACCGCGTGAACGGAGCGCTCGTGAAGCGCGTATCTGGCTTCGGCGAAGACGCTAACTATCCAGGAATGCGGCCTTACCCGGACCTAAACACTGCGGGCGTGCCATTCGCCGGGGCGAAGGACCTAAGCGCGGGTTGGACCAACATCAACAACGCTCTCAGCTACCAGGGTGGCACATACGCCACCACCACGACCAACAACGCGAAACTATTTCTCGCATTTGGGAACTACGGTTCGTTTGGTGTCATTGGCGGGATGTATGGTAACGGGCCTGGAGTGGTCGATGACTTGGTCCTACAGGCGTTCACTTCAACGTCCAATGGCACCGATACCGTTTCGGCTTGCCTCACGATAGATGGGCAGACGTGCTGGGCTGGGACAGCGACCATCACCCACACTCCATCGACCACGCCGGCGATGGTCACGTGGGGCGATGTCAGCGGAGTGTTTCCGGCCAACCCGCGCACCTCTCCGTATCAGGCGTGGTCGATGACGTATCCGATTCCCGCGCATCTCGTAGCGGCCGCGCCGATGTCGGCAACCGTGAACGGGACAGCAGTGACCCTTGTGGGGCAAACGTTCTCCACTGGGATCACGTTCGACGATGAGTGGGTCGCTGGCGCTCCCATCAAGATTCCAACATCAAACTGCACCAACACCATCTGCACCATCGCGTCGGTGACGGATACCTCGCATCTGGTCATCAACGAATCTCAAGCGAATCTGGGAACCGTGACAGTACAACCGCTCAATGCTGGAATCCTGGTGTGGAAGGCCAGCGGGATCGGCACTCTGTCGATTAATGCCGCGTTCGGGTTTGCGTATTCGAACGGGGCAGGTGGACTCTACGGCTCCAACGGTGTCGTGGACCAGTGCAGCCGAGTCCCGACGACCACAAACGTCGACTCCAACAACGTCGCCGTCTCGCCCGCACACAACGGGTTCCTCTGCTGGTACAACCTGGAAAGCATTTTCTTCTGGGACTCAACGGCGGGCAACGCGCGCTGGATTTCCAACAACTCCTACAATGGAGTTTACTCCTCGAATGTCACCAACGCGCTTGCGGCAAATCCGTTTGACGTCACGGACGCGAAGACTTGGTTCACCTTTTTTGACGGGACACAGTGCTGCTCGGGTAATAGTTTCTTCGGGAAAAGCACATACAACCAATCTGATTGGGTCGCTTCTCCGATCACGTATCCCGCGCAAACTCCTGTGTCCGATGTCACGTTTACGTTTCCGTTTGGCCCGCTCCTGCAAACCTCATTCAACACCTACGTTTCGGGGAGCCAATACGCCACTGGTGTATCTGCCGGTCTATGGCCGTCGTTTCCCAGTTACTTCGGGAACATTGCGGGCGGCTATGCGTTTTTCAGTGCAAAGGTGACCCAGGACACCGTTGCGTGGATTTTCCCGTACAACATCATCGGCGGCAATTGGGTTTCTCCGGCTGTCAATACCTACACAGGAAATGTTGGCTGTGTGGCTGGGCCTATTGGTTGCTCACGGTGGGCGGCATGGCACACTGGCCAGCCCGCAGTAAACAATTTGGGCTGGATGACCGCGAACCGGCTCGCCGTCAATTCCCCTGGCTCGACTTCCGGCCCCTACCTGATCCCCATCTCGCAGGTGTGGCGGTCGACCGATGGCGTGACGGGAAGCGGCTCCAACGGAGGCTGGGACACCAATACCTGCGTCCCGGACCAGACCAATTCCAAGAGTTGCGCATCGGGCAATGGTGGTGTCGTGAACTACGCCTATACCTGTCCAGGGGGAACGTCGGCCTATCAAATCTTGACGCAGCCTCAAGCGAACCTGATTCTCACTGCTGGAGGCGGGACCCCGCCCTCCGTGTTCTACGGCTCAAACAATTGCATCCAAATCAGAGCGTCCGGGGAACCGTGTGAAGCGTCTCCAGCGACTGGAGAGCAGACCACCTTTGGGACTTGTTCCTGGGACGGGACGAAGGCAAAACTAGTGGACATCGCGGTCGGCGATTACATCACCGATCCGGTGGATAGCTCCGCATCCCCTACCAACCCGTGCCGCAACTGCGAAATGATGCAGGTGATCTCGATCAGCGGAAGCTACCCGAATAAACTCATTTGGCTTTATAGGATGAATCTGCCGCCCGATACCACGGGGAACGCTGTGCCGGGGAAACTGGCGCACCTGAACGCCTGGAGTCCACGGACTTCTCCCGCCGATGGAGATGGCGCTACGTGGTGGCTGGATTTCTCCAATCCAACTGGCGGCTGGCATCCCGATGCCTCTTTCGGCAATGCCCCCCATGGCTCCTTGACAATCCAAACTCCGCTGGCCAACGCGCTGTTCTCCTCGGGCGGGGCAGGCGGCGGACAATCCAGCCTGCGCTCAGTTGTCACCGTCGCCGACATCGGTACCACCAACAATCTGGTAACAATCGGGTACGGCCAAAACTTCAACGGTTACAATTACAACCTTCCTTTCCTCGAGGACTACAACGGTGGCACCGCATGGAACGCGAATGAATCACGTCGACGGCTCGTGACGGGTTACCGCACACCGCAGACAGGCGGAGCCGGACCTGGGCAGTTATACTCCGTCACTGCCACACTGGTGGGCGGGGCTGGGCACACTCATGTCTATCTGATCGGAGCGCCTCCGGGCACCACATTCAATTTCAAGTCTTCTCCATGGCACGGCGTAAGCGGTCGCTGGCTCTTGCAGGACATCAGCGGTCCGAGTTCGTCCATCACGGATTCGACACCACAGAGCTTCTGCTACGCCTATGCCGCCAATCAGTGTGTCTCGGGAAGTTCCCAAAACGCGCTCTACGTCAACGCTCCCTACATTGAGCCATCCAACACCTGCTGGGGCCAAGCTTGGGACCCGAGCTATCCGTGCGTCGTGCCGACCACTGGCGTCTTCGGGCAAGCCATGGTATACAACGGATATGACGCAGACCCGGCTGGAATGAATTTCCTGCGACTCACCGGATTGTTCAACCCGCCCTATCTGAGTGCGGGCTTCGAGGCGATAAAGCTCACGCCGGATGGCCGCTGGGGGTTCTACAAGGGATGGAACCCAGAGGGATTCCGAAGCGAGATTTTCGCCGTGAAGATTCCGAACATCCAACAGGATACGCTCAACCGAACGACGTTTCAACTTACGCCGGTGACCCTCGCGGCGGGCGCAAACGCACTTATCCAATTCGGCTACGATTCCAGTTTCCGCTGCCATGGAGTTAGCGACAGCGCGGGGAACTTCATCTCTGGCTACAACGACTCGTGCTACACGGATGGGACCGGTGCTCAGCCATTCACGTTCTCGCAGGAAGCGACGAACTATACTTCGTGCGGGTCAGGTTGCACTATTCAAATTCCGGCGATCAGCGGCCGGCTGCTCTACTACCGTGTGCGGCGCTCGAATGGATACGTCGGGCCGACCATCGGACCCGTGCCGATACCCTGAACACTCAAGGCAAAAGGCGTAGCATGGACATGACCTCTACCGCGGTGTAGCCGCTTAATTCAGCCGGACCGATCTTCCGAAACGCCATAATCCCAGCCTCTCTCATCGCGGCGGCACCGCGCTCAAAAGCAGCTCGTTCACCGACTGACGCCCGCCGCTTCTTCAGTGCGCGCCAGTTGCGCATGTATTCAGCGCGACCAGGCGCTTCCAGTTTGTCACGTGACACCTCTTTGATATAACACATTCACGGGTTTATGTTTGAAAGCAAAGCATGGCGAAACTCAGCAAGGGGTTTGAAGTTGTTGCGCTGAAACTCCAGGAAGCCGACGAACTCTCCCACAGCGACCTTGCGCGCTGGCTCTCCGATGCGGCTCGCGACATGGACGCCTACATCTGCGATATCTACGGCGACTCGGAATCGGGCGAAGTCATTCTTTCGGTTGGCGGAGATTTGAAGCGCGTTCCCTACGAAATCAAGCAGGTGAACGGGGCGTCTACCGCAAGCCTCGACATGGAGAATGCGGAAGACGTGCTGCCGGTGACCAGCTACGTCCCCGAGGCTGATGAGGAAGATCACTACGCGGGCATGAGTGAATCGTTCAAGCGCAAGAACCTCTACACAGTGCTTCCGCTGTACGAGCGGTTCATCAGCAAGGACGAACGCAACGCGGCCGACGCCAGCGACTTCGCCGGCAAGGGGAAGTCGTTTCCGATTCTCAAGCCAGCCGACGTGATGGCGGCGGTTCGTTCGATGGGGCGA